TAGTTGAACCAGTTACAAGCGTAAACCCTGGGCAAGTTACCTCTTTTGCTGCCGTATTTGCAGCGGTTGTACATGTTCCATACCAAGCGCCATATTGATCCAGCATCCCGTTAAATGTTTGTGCGTTAAACGGAGTTCCAGCAGTTGTTACGGTTCCCTCTGCACGATCAACATCATACTCGTCCGATCCGCCGGTTGCCGTTAGCGTAATCCTTCCAGGATGCTCAACAACTCTATCTGTGAAAAAATTTGCCATAATTTCCCCCTATGAATATTTTCCTCCAGCGTTAAAGCTATCTCCAGCATACAGATAAGCAGTACCAAGTTTGTCTCCAACATAATGGTTAAGTCTTGACAGGTATACGTATGCGGCCAACATGTTATAACATACAAGCTCAATATCTTCCACCGCGTTTATGTTGTTCCATGTCATGTTACTGTTAGCAACAATCGGCGGGGTGTAATTCAATGCCGTGCAAACGTTTTCCAAGCATGTGAGCAGTTCCGTCCAAAACGTTGTTGTTATAATGTCATCACGCGCCCAACTTGTTTTACTAATTGCAGAGCCTGCTATTGGTATGCTGGCACTAACACATGCATCATACAGCCACTTAAGGTTTCCTGTGATCCTGTCCATGTCTTGGTATGTCATTGTCGATGTGCCGTCCGTTCTATCCGTAACCGGCGTAGTCCACGACATTAAATTACCCCCTTCCTGTAAGTGATGTCAGCGTATGTACCGCCGCCCTCATGTGTGATTGTGATATTTTCGAGCGTTATATCCTCATATGTTCCATCAAGCCTTTTAAGCTGTCCAATATCGCGTGGCTGTAATCTTGGGTCGCCCTTCCATCTGAATGACCCAGACTCCGTTGACCTATACATTGGCGAGTTTAGCATATTCGGGTAAATTTGAATCGGTGAAGACGTCATTGTTAATGCTGACATTTGACCAATAACAGGAACTTCGCCATAATCATAAGTTATTGAATTACCCGTTCCTGCATACGATACCGTTTCGCTGTTTTCACTGATCCCCATACCATAGATATCAAGGTCTACGGACTCGGCATCGGAATCGATTATATCAGCGGCAACCAACACGCTCCACATTTCGGATGCCGTTGTTATTTTGTGACTTGGGTCCGTATCATATGGCCAATTATCATATGCCTGATCCCACGGGACAAAGTTTGAATATAATCTCTTTGTTGTGGCATCAAATTCAGATTCAAAGTTGCTCTTAGGAATATCTCCATCATTCAACTTCATACCAACTGAATCGCTGCTGTTTATGACAATCGCTGGCATTGAATTCGCAACCCTGTGCCCCCATTCGTTTATAGGAACAACCGGGAAGGTACAGTAAAACGGAATCCTTGTATGATACGTTGCCCGCAGCTTTACTGCGATGTCATTATCGGCGTATGGTCCGAGATATAAACCAATAACCCACGCATAGGCCTTTACGTCAAAATTGAGCGACGTTCCGACATTCTTTATAAATGTAGCCGTGCCAACCTTTGTCGCATATTTATCCCCGATTGGCATGTTCATGTTCCAAATTCTAGTCCATGACATGTCAACTTTTGATATTGGACGCTCTACGTTTGTTTGAACTTCTCCGCAGTCACTCTCATCAATAACAAACGTGCCTGTACTTGGATTCGTCTTTAATGTTGGAATGCCAGCGTCAACATAGTTAAGCATTAGCCGATCTTTTAACTTTCCACGACCGTCCAGCAAATTATACGTTTTGTCTGTTATGTTTAAGCACTGATTGGCAAATGCTATAAGGTTTCTCGCGTTTGTTGATTTTGGAATGATCCATCGGTATGAATTGTCCGACCAATCCGTTGACACCTCCGATGTATCCGGCGTAATCCCGGCCCTTTTGAGTAGATAAAGAATCGTGTTCACAAAACACTCGGATTCATTCTCTGTAATCGGAGCATACGTTTCAATATCTTCCAAGAAGTGAACGGAATCAACGGCGTGAATCGACATAATGCCGTCTTTCCACGTTATTAGCCCATTTATATAAAATTTCCTGATTTGTGACATATCGCCAGCATATCCGGCGGAGTATGTTATTGGCGTGTCTTCCGGGATAGAAGCAACAAGATGCGTTATGTCGCTATCGTTATACACGTCCACGTTCAACTCCGATTCTGGGAGTGACTGGTTTACCAATGACAAATCTGATCTTAATGACACGTCTGCGCGAACTATGTTTGAGTTATTAATGACCAGTGTTATTCCTGGAATTGCCGAACTAACTTCCACACGACTATTCGCGTAACTTGGCGTAAATGTCATTGATGCGGATGCGGCGTTTACTTGTATAACAATTTGATTTCCGACAATTACCGACGTTGTACCTCCACATGTAACAGAATGCGCACCGGTAACATGTAACGTCAGACCGTTAATTGTGTCAGAACTCGTCGCAGTCAATTCTAAATTCTGCCCAACGTGCCCCCTGACGCCAATTTTTCCGTTTTGCATTGACGGCGTAATACTTGAATCGTACAGATCACAAGTCCCGTTAAGTGGAAATCCATCCTCTTTGAGATCGGCCAACTTTCTCATTGGCCACTCCATATAACTGTAATCAAGGAGTGCTGAAGAGTCGTATATTTTTGCCGTTCCAGAGTATCCCGAGTAAGTTAACGGAGTTTCATCTGGAACATCAAGCTCAATTAGCACTTGCATTGGGTCGCGTATTTGTTTTGCGTTTTGAATATCAATTCCAGACATGTTTTCTCCTTATATTTCAAATAACCTTGGTTTTGTTCCATATGAAGATTCGCCTATTCCATAAAATGATCTAGATCGCATGTCTTCTCTTGCATGTGCGTTAATAAATCTCAATGTAAGTCCAACACCAGACCATGCCACGTTTCCATCAGGGTCCGTCAATCTCGTGACCTTTGCCGATGTAACGGTTGGAATAACCGACTCCGTAACGCTTTGGTTAAGCTCGTTAGAGAATACCAAGTTTACCGCGCTTCCGGATAGTGCAAGAATCTTTTGTAATTGACTCTGTGGGATGTTGTCCCAGGTGAGTGACAAGTCCGCATACCTCCAGCCAACAATGTCACCCACCCGTTTTCCTGTGCAGGTTTCATACTCTCCAGCATAGATATATTCTCTACTTAATGTGAACTCGTTCCCTCTGAAAATTTCTTCGCCGTTAAGTGTGATTGTGTTAAAAATTCCGATCATTTTATCCCCCTATCCAAGGATTTTCTTGTACTGGTCATAAGTTTTAACAACTGTCTCACCAAGATCAGGACCGCCCTTAAACAGGTAATTCTGGATGGTGATCTCTCCACCAGCTGCGGCTCCCTGTACCATGTTGTTCATTGCAATACCGTTAACAATGCTATCCGCCATGGAGTTTATCATTTGCTGAAGTCTATCAATCGGAATGACCGCCTCAGGGCCAGCCTCACCAACACCAATCACGGACGGGCTATTGAAGATTCCGCCTTTCTTGTACCAGTCAATGCTGAAGTGTGGTACCTGTGGAGGATTAAGCCCGAACTTTCCTTTAATCTTGAAATGCGGAAGCTTAATCTTCGGCAACGACCATTTGAAGTTAAATATTTTTTTGAGCTTATCAACGATACCCTTAATTATGTTGTACGCCGTCCTGATCGGTGCCGTTATCGCGTTTGCAATGGCCTTCCAAACCGTTACGGTTACAGTTTTAATTGCCTTCCATGCGGTTGTGAATATCGTCTTGTAGAAATTCAGCAAGCCTGTGAAGTATGCCTTAATAGCGTCAAATATGAACGTTGCTGCTGTCTTTATTCCGTTCCAGCAGGTAATGAGGAATGCCTTTACCTTATCCCAATTCTTATAAAGCGCAACACCTATAGCGATTGCTGCAGCGATGGCCGCAACTACAAGCCCAACCGGTCCGAGAAGCGCTGTAAATGCTGCCCCAAGAGCCGGCGCTATAGCCATTATACTGCCAATAGCCGATGCCAAAGAGCCAAGAATCATCAGAAGCGGTCCAAGAACAGCCATCAGAGCCGTGATTGCAATAACTGCCTTTGCAACAACGGGGTGTGCCTCAATCCATGTGATAATCTTTTCCACGACCGGGAGGACCTTTTCGCCGAGCCACTTCGCCAGATTCGCCAGGTGCGGCAACAAAGTGTTTCCAAGCCTTTCCCCAAAATCGCCCAGCGTGTTCTTTGCCTGCTGCAGTTTTCCGGCATCAGTTTCAGCTAGTGCTTTGTTCATGTCGCCGACATTATCATGCACAACCTCGGCCAGCATGGCAACTTTTTCTTCCTCAGTTCCGTACTTCAGGACCTCTTCCTGTGTAGCCGTGAAGGAAATTCCTGCACGCTTTAACGCACCAGTTTGTCCCATAAGCGCTTTACCGAATAAGTTCGCCATAGCCGCTGCGTCCTCTTGCGACGCACTCAAGCCCTTGTTTTGTGCGAGCAGGTTTGTCAGAGACGGAAGCAGTTTATCCACGGCGTCGGTTGTGCTGGTGTATGTTGCAAGCTGTTTTGCGCCAGACAGTATTACCTCATCACCATACACACCCTCTTTTTGTATCGCCGCCGCAAGCTTAATTGTTGCTTGTGTTTGTTCAGTCGTAGCTTTCTGCCGCGACTTATAAACTTCTGCCAGCTGTGCTTCTGCTTGATTTTGTGCATTGGCAAGATCTAACAACTTCTTTCCGGCAACTATACTGGCTGCTGCTGCCGCCGACATGTACATGCCAGCAGTTCGCGCCTTCTGTCCAGCAGTTTTGAAAGCCTCACCCATCCTGGTGATGTTCTCATACTTTACCTTCTGAAGTTCTTGATTAAAATGCTTCAGTTTTGATTCAGTTGTTATGATCTCTCTTTCGAGCTGCCTGTACTCTGCTGATTGCTTATCCGCTCCGGGGGTTTCATTGAACCGTCTTTGTGCGTCCTTTAGTGCGTCCAGCTTTGTCTTTGTTTGCTGAATCTTTTCGCTAAGAACCTGCTGCTTCTGTGCGAGTAGCTGCGTGTTACCAGGGTTAAACTTCAGCGCCTTGTTGATTTCACGCAATTCTTTATCCGTCTTGCGTGTTTCCTTGTTCATTTCGCGCAGTGCTTTTTGAAGCTTTGTCGTATTCCCTGAAAATTCAATTGTTATTCCCTTGATGTTTCCAGCCATGTTTATTTACCCTCTGCGCTTTTCTTCTCGTCCTGATAAAACTCTTCAATAACCTGCTCTTCAACTTTCTTAATATGTGGATATGCAGGTGTTCGTCCGCCGTTCTTATTTGCGTGTCCAAATTCCAGCAAGTGCGTTAACTGATAATGGTTCTTGTTGTACACGGTTGCCATTGTGGCTTGTATGTTGCTTCCCTTGCCTTCAGTTTTTGACGTCCAACTTCTTGCATACGCGCCCGTTCTTTTTGGCGATTGCTCTCTGAGGAGTTTTGCGGCGCGCTTTCCTGCGGACTCGACGTTCTTGTCGTTGTCCTTATTAAGATCCTCCTTGTAATCGTCAAGAATCTCGTTAACAGCGCTTTCCATCGTGTGGTTTTCATCTACTGTCCATTTGTTTCTTGCCACTTTATCACCCCAATAGTGCATCAATATCGGCTTGCGTTGCCTCTCTCTTGTGAACAGTTTCGCGCTCTTTCCGCTCTCGATCTGGGTCCATAACCTTATCGTATTCAATGATGTAATCGACTATTTGACCCATCTCCATTGACATTATAGCGTCATATGAAAGCTTTCTTTCGGCCCCTGCAATATAGACCGTATCAAGTCCTATTTGCGAATCTTCTTCAGTCCGTTCAGGAGCCTTTCCCCGTTTTTTGAGCTTACCGAAGATTCTACGATCGCAGTAAACAACTCAGGAATCACGACGTCGAGCGGGAACTTTTCAAAACTGTTAAAGAAGTCTTCCGGGCCTCCGATGCTCTTGTCCGCGTTGTATGCCATCGCCCACAAAACCTGATAAACAGTCGTAATTTCCATTCCGGCAAGCTTGATAAAGGCATCCGTGATTGTGTCATCATTCATCAGGTTCTTTATGCCGTCAGGTGTAACTTCTGCCTCACCATTTTCAAGCATTGTTGCAATAGCACCAACGATTGACTCAATAATCGGCATTAGGTCCGGGAAGATATCATGCCCGAATCTATTTCTATATACAAACAGCCATCCAGCGGAAGTATTCAACTCCACCTTTTGGCCCTCAAACTCGATAGTCTTAATCATTGTTTACCTCCCTTACTAAAAATAAAGTGACTTTCCGGGGCGAGAGTTTCCCGGCCCCGGATTGTCGTTAAAATTAGGTTGTGTGCGGTGTCGGCGGGTTGGTAAAGATTGTCGTATAGACGGCACTACCGTCAGTGTACGCCGCACGAGTTACGCCAGTCTTGTTGTCGCCATTTACGGTAAACGGCAGCGTCGCGGTTGCAGGTTCAATCGAATCTTCGGTTGTGTTGTATTCTCTGCTGATCTGCCCGATAGATACGTTGTAGAAGATGCCCCTGCGGGCCTTGTCATCGCCCTCTACCTGGAACGCAAAGTATACGTTCTTATTCTGCTTACCCTTAATCTGCGCAATTCCACCGTCGGCCAGCTGGCTGTAATTCATAAATGTGGTTTTGAACGTGTCATCAAACAGCGCATTCTCAATCTCGCCACTGTAACCGTTATCGGAATAACCCGACCAGTATGTCACATTGTCCGCATAGAACTTATTCTCGTTTGTCTCTGCGTCCATGCTAATTTTCACCGTTCCCGGAATAGCATACGGAGTGCCCAGAGTTACCGATCCGTCAGTCCCAACAATGTACTCGCCAATGTGAAGATTGGAGACGCCGTACATAACTTTATTAGCCATTAATAGCCTCCTTAGAATGTGTAGTAGATTTCAAATACGTCTTCGGAATCGATGTAGATGTCCTCTGACTTTTCATACTTGAGCCCGTTTGAAAGCAGCAGTGCTTCAATCTGCCCCTCAAAATCCGGGTCCTTCTTCTTGAAATAATATTCAAGCCGATATCGATCAGCTGTTACATAATAGGTGTTGTCGGCTTCGAATTGATCTTGACCTGCACCGAGTAGTACAAGGTACGGAACCGTTACCGGTTTTGAATGGTACCCGTACGCAATCGGTTTACCAAGCGTCGCTAATGTCTGGTACATCGTCATCCGTCATTCCCTCCGCTATCTTGCAAATACAAATATTCATTGCAGAAACTTTTACCAAAATAGATGTAATTTTCTCCAAGTTTTTCACCAACGCTGTGATCTTTCCATACAATGTGCGTTATTTCCGGCTCGTCGGGCGGTGTTTCCGGCTCGTCGGGCGGTGTTTCCGGCTCGTCGGGCGGTGTTTCCGGCTCGTCGGGCGGTGTTTCTTCATTGAACCCGGCTCTTTCCTCACACACAAGGTTGACAGTATCGCGGTTGCCGTCCCAATCGACACGAACAACGGTATACAGTTTTCCTTCGTGCTCCAGAACCTTTTCGCCTTGATAATCCTCTGTGTTGGAGATTCTAAAGTTTTTCGACGGATGTAAGCCAACCTGTGACGCATTATAGAATTCACTCTCATAAACCCCACGCTGCTGTGCAAATACTTCACGGTCTGTGGTAGTCTTGACTTCATTCCCATAATCGTCATGGGTGATGACGGGTTCTGATTTCAACGTTATTACCGTATCAAACATTACTCATCATCCCCAATCCAGATTGTGTAACCAGTGCAGGTAGACAGTTGCGCCTTCTGCTCGTCGTAGCTCTTCTTGAACTTGTAGTAATCATTCTGTGCTACGTTGCCGAAGTTCATCTTACAGTATGTAATTACCGCCTGCGTTACCAGCATATCCGCATTGGTTGTAAGAACCTCCGCCGAAATATCTGTTACGCCAAGATCGAGCAACGCCGCACTAATGAGTCCATTAAGCTCGTCGTTATAGGCTTCCGTTTTAATTCTCAGTGCTTGCTTCACTTTCGCCAGCATTTTCTGCCTCCTGCCTCGCTTGGTATTCAAGGAAAAAGTTTCTCGTTACTGTGTGATACCCAATATGTCCAAGTGATATAGTCGGATCACACCAAATTCGATAGCCGCACTCACGGGCCCGGATACAAAGCGCAATGTCTTCTCCAGCTCCCATGAAAGGCGTGAACATTTGCTTGTACTTTGCGAACACTCCCATAAAGACTTCGGTTTTCATCAGCACGCAGCCAAAGCCGCAACCGCCGATTTCAAACAACTCATTGTCAATTCTTGAGAAGTCTGACCAGATGATACCCTCATTGGTACGTTCAAGCTTGTCGAACAGTACCGGCGTGTAAGGCTCAACTCTCCTAAAGTACAGGCCTGTTACAATGTCCACGTCATCTCTCTCCATGTGCTTCATAAGCCTCTGGAGAGTGTCCGGCGGGAAAGTCATATCGCTATCAAACCACATAACGTAGTCCGCTTCGCTTTTGATCGCTTCCCTTGCGATGTCGTCTCGCGCAGCGTAGATCAGTGAGCCAATCTTGAATATAAGACCAAGCTTACATTCTGGTGCGCCGACCGATGTCAGCCGCGCGAGCGAATCTGCAAATTCGGCTGGCACTTGATTCATACAAGGCACGCCAATAAGTATTTTTTTCATTTTTTCCTCCCTTCCCGCCGGATTTAATTATCTCGTGATCTTCACGAAGGCGCCCGGCTGGGTTACGCCGATACCGATGTACTCACGACCCAGAACTTCAACCAGATCTTCTTTCTTCTTGCTCAGCTCATCGAACTTGAAGTCGATTCCCTGGCCATTCGGGAAGTTCGCAGTCACGCCACCCAGATCACCAACGATCGCATAGGTTTGACCAGTGGTCGCAGCGCTGTACGCCTTGACGGTGTTGTTAAAGATGACCTGGCACCCTTCAAAGATGTCGGTAGCGTAGTTTCCACCATACTGTACACCCTTGAACGCGGCATAAGTCTGCTTGTTCATGATGATAGCCGGGTTGTTAACCTCGTCTGACAGCTGACCCAGAGCGGTAACAACGGTATTCTGACCAATGCTGGCCTGAGTGACCTTCGGAACACCAACGCAAGTGGTTGTGGAAACGGTTCCGCAAGCCTCGATCTGAACGATGACCTCATCGGCAGCCTTCTTGGCAATCCGATATGCCAGCTCTTCGTAGATGTACTGCAGGAACGCCTCACCACGCAGGTCATACACTTCATCAGAAATGCTGATCCACTTTTTGATGCTTCTCGGCTGAATTTCCACAACACCCAGTACCAGGGTTTCCTCAGCAACGGCTTCGCCGCCCTCGGTGTGGAACGCAGCGTCAGTACCACTAATCTCAAAACCAACCTTCAGGTTGCCCTTAATGAAGGTTTTCCGAACCTGAGACATGATGCCCTCGTTTTCCCAAGCGTGGCGGACGATGTCCTCAACAACCGTGGGAACCGGAACGGAGCCGGACACGTTTTCGGTGAGCAGCGCACGGCACTCGGTATCGTTCTCGCTCTTAATGTACTCTGCAAAAGCGTCAACATACTCAGCAGTATTTCTTACTTCCATGTTAGTCATTTTTCTCTCCTCTGTTTTGACTACTTCTTTGATAACTTCAGTTACTTCGCCTTCTCCAGCAGCTACAGCTGACCGGATTTCAGCTTTCTTCGCTTCTTCGTTTGCCCTCTCTTCGATTTCCGCGTTGATTGCGCGTACTTCCTCTTCGAGAGCGTTCAGATCAACTTCGGGATTTTCGACCTCAGTCGCGATCTGGGCCTTTCTTTCCTCAAGCTCCTGAACTGACATTTCTCTGATTTCCATTTAAACCTCCGCAAGAATTTTAATTCTCTTAATTTGCTCTTCGCGTTTCTCTCGTTCGAGTCGCTCCGCCCGTTCCGCTTCAATCACTCCGTTGAAGTAGTCGCGAGTTGAAACACTAAGCTCAGTTGTTGGATTGGCCGGAAAGCTGACGGGTGAGACGTCAAACACCTTAGCTATCCGTTCAATCACTCGCGTATTTGTATCATGGTCGAAATGATCCTTTTCGACCGTGAAAGCGAAACTCATCGTTTTGTAATTTCCAACGGCGATATCCTCGTAAAGGTCACGCCCACGACGAGTTTTGCTTAAATCGGTTTTCTGCCAGAGTCCGTGATCGTCTGTTCCAACTTCAAGGGTCCCAGCAGAAGACCTTGCATATACAGGGCCTTCATGATCAACGCGGAAAACAACGTCAGTCATGTCGGCTTCATCAAACGCGTGTGGATCAATTCGCTCACTATAATCCACGCCGTCGATGGTCATTAATACGTACGGCTCCCAAGTGGACGCATACCCGCGAACATCATAAGTCTTTTCGCCTTCAGGTTGCTCCGCCAGCCGCATTTCCATGTTGCGATATTCGCGGTCTTGTTTAATCATCTTCACTTACCTCCGTATTTTCATTAGCACCTTCACTAAAGTGTTTTCCGGTTGTTACATCGGCAAACTCGCCACGGATTGGTATTGCTTCACCAAGTCCGTCTGGAAGCGGAGCCATGTTCCAAATCTCCCTGATCTCGTCGATCGTCGCGATTCCGCGGTCCGCCCAGATAGCAGCAACCTCCGCTTTCTCTTTATTTGAAAGGTACTGCAGTCTGTTCGCCGTCGCCATAACTCTGTTACCAGTTGATTGCTCCCTGAAGGTAAATAACATGCGCGTCATGACTTCGCTAAACTGAATAGCAAACGGCTCAACCGCGCCCTCATAGAAAGCCGACCAAGCGTCACCGAATGCAGCGTTTGTCAGTACGTCCTCATTTACGCCGAAATAGGCGTTGACGTTGTCTTGTATGGCTTTCCTCTGGTCAGCGTCAATTACCCACGGTTTAGCTTCGATCTGCTGAATCGAAGAATATGTATTTGGGAACAGCAGCATTCCGCCGCCTTTAGCCTTCGAAGAGAAGTTTTCTGTCGTAAACCGTTCGCGCTCCTTGACTAAATCCTCGGCCTTTGCGAAGTTGCTCAACTGCGCCATGAATCTGTAACTAGCCGCATTCTGAACACCTTCTTTAATTGCTTCGTCGTTAATCTTTATTAAGTCAAGCGTCGGGATTAGTGCGTGGTTATTCTCCCCGTACAAGTCGCTTCTGTACTGGAATTTCGTCATCACGCCACAAAACTCCATCTCAATTGCGGCTTTTTGACCGTTTGAGAAGGAATAGCGCAAATACGGTGTTCCCTTGTATTCAACTGCCTCTACGTTTTCCGGAAGCGGACAATACACGCCACTCAACTCACCATATCGGTCATACACCGGAATAATGAATGCCGTGTTGTTTACGTCGAGAATTGTTGAGAGTCTGTACATGAACTGTGACCATGTGTGGAACTCGTTCGGGCCGTGTCTCAATTTCGACTGAAGCGCAGGGCGTCCAGATCCCTGAACTTCTATTTTCAATTTCGAAATGTGACTGGCCCGAGCGTGAATTGCCGCCCGGATCAACTCGCTCTCGTAAACGCCGCCGTGAAAAGTGTTGAATGCCGGCCGGTATCCGTTCAGCAACTTAAACGTGCTGTCGAAATACTCCGGCTCTTTTGGCTTTCTGCCTAACAGCTTGTCCAGAAGTGACATTGTAGCCTCCTAATTTTTCAACTGTTCGTTGATCTCTGAATAATACTTAGCTCTTACTGTAAGCGCGTCAAGCAGTGCAGCCACACCGTCGATGTGCGCGTTTGGTGACAGTTTAACAAGTCTTCCCCTGCCACGCTCCACGTTCATTTTGACCGCGGCGTTAAGCAGGTGGGCTTTTATTATCTGGTTATCTCCAAAGTTTATTCCGCCGTCCTTCATGACTCCTTCAAGCTCCTGCATGATCGGCCAAAGGTTATCCCCTTGGAACACGTCGTCAGTATGGAACCCGAACGCGTCAAGGTCCTGAATCAGATATTGTGCCGAGTACCTGTCGTATCCAACCTTTAGCGGAAGTATCTCATATTCCTGTACAAGGTTGACCATCCAGTTGTAACAATCGTGATAATCAACGAAGTTATCTCCAGACGGACTCATAAACCCTCTATCAATGTAGCTGTAGTATGGCAACCCGTCTCTTTGCACAGCTTCGTCGATTTTCGCAGCCGGTAACCAGAAGTGTGATATTACGTTCAGCTTCCCGTCTTTTTCGATAACCGCACAAGCCGCTGTCAGGTCGGTTGTTTGTGAAAGGTCAATTCCTGCTACGCAATAACAACCTTTAAAGTCCTCAAGTCGAATCTCTTCACCGCAGACATTTTCAACAACTTCAGCCGGCAACCATGCAAGACTACTATTCTGTTTCAGGCAAGCGTATTTACAAATAAACTCAGACTGTCTTGAAGCCGAACCCCTTGCAACCTCGATTTCCTCTAACAGGTAATCTTTGGTAACCGATACACCAAGATTCGGATTTGCTTTTTCAAGTTCCTCTATATTATCCCACTTGGTGATATCGTCTATCATGTAGAAGAACGGCAAGAACCGTTTCTCCCCGCTATTTCCTTGAAGAAGCGCTGTTCCTCTTGCGATCAGCTCATCGTATACGCTATCGTTGATGTATCCAGAGGTTGTACATGATAGCATGATCGGCTCGGGTCTTGAACCCATTCCGGATTTCATAACCTCGTACTGCTTCAATCCCTTGTCACCTTCCCACGCTGCAACCTCATCACAGATAACCAGTGACGGGTTAAATCCGTCTGACTTCTTCGCGCTAAAGGCGACTTTCTTCATTGTGCTGTTTGTTCCAGGAAGGAACAGGTCGGATTGTCTGTGCTTTACATTCTTTGGATCATCTTCAGCAGCTCGATGACTTTCTCTTGCCGCCTGTACAGCTGCCCTTCTTTCTTTCCAATCAGGGTCAAGCTGAATCATTGTCCAGGTGTTATCATATACAATCGCAGCTTGATCAAGTTTTGGCGCAACATTGTATATTCTCGCTCCATAACCGCCATCAACCTGTAGCATGTAATTTGCTATAGCTGAGGCAAGGAGTGACTTCCCGTTTTTCCTAGCAATAACGAGAACGATCTCGCGAAATTGCCGGTTTCCGGTTTCTTGGTCCAGCAAACCAAACATTGCGGCTATCATTGCCTTTTGCCACAGTTCGAGCTTGAACGGTCCGGGAGCAAGTGGACCCTCAACGTGGAAGCAGTGGTTTTCAATCCAATCAATAGCCTTTTCTGCAATTACGTCATCATAAACGACAATTGCGTCATTTAGGCACTCAATGATGTAATTGTAAACAAGTTTTATCCACTTGCCGACGTTATAGG